TAATCTACTTCAGCCCCTTTATTTTTAATAATCGTATTATTGATAATCGCCTTTCTCATATTAACTTCAAACAGTTCAATATTCTGAAGCTGTACAGATCCACCAAATATGAGACAAAAAGAAATTAGGGAATTGGTTGAAAAAAACGGGAATAAGTGGGTGAGAAACCTAGAGAAATGGGGCTTTGCTGATAAGCCCTTATTTTTTGGTAAGAAATAATGATTTGCGACAGATCCGAAAAAAACGCCAAAATCACCACTAAATATGCGACGGTGTTTTGGCGTTTAAATTAAGTTTAAATTAAGTTTAAATTTATAGTGACATAATAAATTGATATAGGCGTCTTAGTGAATCATCGCTAAGTTGAGTTAAAGATGAAACTCGCTTATTAAATTTATTAAAGACTATATTATATAACTCGCCTTTACTTAAACCTAAGTTATTAGACCTAGCGTAAATGGCAGTAAATAATTCATTTCGATATAAATTATTGTTATTCCTTGATATTTTACTTCTTTTGATAGCCGATTGTTGTTGTAACCAAGAAATCGCTTCATCTTTTAAATAAGCAGGAATAAGCGTGTAACTGGTTACCCGATAACGTCGTTTTAATGCGCCATACCATTTAGCATAGGCTTGCTGTGTAGACATTCCACCAGCCACTTCTTTCTCAACTAAGTGATCAACAATTTCTTTGATTTTATAAGTTGTAGAATCGTCAATATGACTATGATTCTTTTGGATTTTTACTGTTGTTCTAGGTGGACTCACATTTAAATTTAGGTTTACTGACTGGTTGTCCATAAAGATGATGTTATTGTCCCCTTTGATAGAATTACTTTTTTTGGATACCAGATTTTGCCTTTGCGGGCGTTTCTTCGGCATAGAATTTCTAGTAAACAACTGAATGATCTTATCGTCTGACATTGGAGCACCTCAAGCTATGGATTTAATAAGATTTAAAACGACTTCCTTGCCCTGTTTTTTCGCGATTAATAAATCATAAATAGCGATAATTAATTCAGCTTTCTTACGGGGCAGCATTGTTCTATTCGTAATTTTTAAGGCTTCTTCAAGCGTTTCTATGGAGTCTGTTAGCGTTTTCACATCAATACCGGCGTTTATTAGATTTGCCGGCGTATTGTCCGATACAATTTTGAGATGTGGCGAAAATCCCAAAACTCTTTGTGTTTCCTCGGGCAGGCTAGAATAGTGATATTCAACAGCTCCACCCTGAACCCCAGCTTTGTTCCTTTTTTTCCAATCCTGCGTTCTGGCTCGCTTGTTTACACCTTGTGGGCTTGAGGGTAATCCTGTGACTCCAGCCAATTCATTCGCAGAAAACCATTCTTTTTTGTTTCTCATAAAATCTATTTTTAGAAACTCAAAATTCTAAAAAGAAATACACGTTAAGTTATTGATATTTAAAGGGTACTCAAAAATTAGAAGAAATCTTTTCAGAAACTCTTGAGTTTCTAAAAATTTAAGTGTATAGTTTCTAAAAGTTTCCAAAGAGTAACACTTAAAAATTAACCGACCGAGTAAGGATAACACATTATGAAAAAGAATAAACATGATATGCATAGGGCTGACATTATTGCCGCGATTAGAAAACGGGGTAAAACCCTCGCGCAGCTATCGGTGGAGGCTGGATTACACCCGCGCACATTGGGAAACGCTTTAGAAAGAAAGTATCCAAAAGGCGAAAAAATTATTGGTGATTTTATTGGATTGAAACCAGAAGAGATCTGGCCGTCACGTTATCCTGCATAGGAATGAAATTATGGAACAATGGTTTTCAGCGCAAAAGCTAACGGAATTTAAGCCGTTACCAAATACACCTCAGGGTGTTAATAAAAGGGCGAAATTGGAAAATTGGGAAAAACGTCAAGTAACTGGGAAACGCGGTGTTAGTTACGAGTACGCCCTATCCTCCCTCCCCCAAGAAGTGCAAGCGGAGATCATTTTAAAACAAGCACAAGCCAGCAAGCCGGTGGCGGTAGCAACGCCGAAAAACCTCAACTACCTACCTGACGTAGTTTGGAAGCCGTGGCAAACAGCGAACGAAAGACAAAAAAGCGTGGCGCAATATCGTTTAACGATTGTGAAAGCGATTGCCGCCTTAAAAGAAACGGGGCTAACCAGCCAAAAAGCGATAGCGTTGGTCGCGAATGAGTATAACGAGTCGGCAGGCACCATTAAGCGTTGGTTTTATGATGTGCAAGCGTTTGAACCGTCTGACTGGTTGCCTTTATTGCTCGATAAAAAATACGCCAAACGCCGTCAAGGCGAAGCGGAATTTACAGAAGCAGCGTGGGAAGCATTTAAAGCCGATTATCTGCGTAATGAAAAGCCATCTTTTAACGTCTGTTATTACCGCCTACAACGTGCTGCACAAGAGCAAGGTTGGACTATTCCATCAAGCCAAACGGTAAAGCGCAAGCTAGAACGTGAAGTGCCATTAGCACAACAGATCTACTTACGCGAGGGCGAACACGCCTTAAGTCGCCTCTACCCTGCAATGCAACGCAGTGTGGCAGAAATTGAAGCGATGGAATGGATCAACGGTGATGGTTATCAACACAACGTGTTTGTCAAATGGCATAACGGCGACATTGTTCGCCCGAAAACCTGGATTTGGCAAGACATTCGCACTCGCAAAATTTTAGCGTATCGCACCGACTTAAGCGAAAACAGCGACACCATACGCCTAAGTCTAATGGACGTGATCTACAAATACGGTATTCCTCGCAAGCTCACTATCGACAACACTCGTGCAGCAGCTAATAAGTGGATGACAGGTGGCGTGAAAAATCGCTATCGCTTCAAAGTAAAAGAAGATGATGTGGTTGGGATTATTCCATTGTTAGGTATTGAGCTTTACTGGACATCTATCCAATTCGGCAAAGGTCATGGACAAGCGAAACCAATCGAACGTGCCTTTTCACACGGTGGATTGGGTGAACTCGTGGATAAACACCCGACATTAGCAGGCTACCACGCTGGTGACAATATCTATAACAAGCCCGACAACTACAACGGTGGCAAAGACGGTGTTAGTTATGAAGATTTTATCCTTGCGCTAGAAGATGGTATCCGCGCTTTTAATGAACGCGAGGGGCGAGAAACGGAGATTTGTCAAGGGGTGTACAGTTTTAGCCAAGTGTTTGAACGTGATTATGCCAATGCGCATATCCGCATCGCCAGTAGCGAACAGCTTCGCTTACTTATGTTGATGAGTGAAGCGGTCACCCTCAAAAAAGACGGCACCTTTGAGCTCAACTGTGGCGGCAAAGTGCATAACCGCAAAAATCGCTATCTTGCTGCTGATTTGATTGCCTCTAACCATAAGAAAGTGATCGTCAAATTTGATCCGCGCGACCTCCACGGCACTGTCCACGTTTACAGCTTAACAGGTGCTTATTTAGCTGAAGCAATATGTACCGAAAAAGTAGCGTTTGGCGATAAAGCAGCAGGCCGTGAACACGATAAAGCACGCAAGCAGTTTGTTAAACACAACAAAGCCGCAGCCAAAGCGCAGCAAACAATGGATGCACAAGAAGCCGCACGCTATCAACCGGAATTTGAAGAGGAAGAATTGGTCGAGCCGAAGATTGTTGAAATGCTACAACATCATGGCAATGCCGTACGCAAAATTGAGGCGATTGTGGATGATGAAGTGGACGAGTTTGAAGAAGCAAGAAACCGCACGTTGCGAGAAATGGCTCTCGCTAAAGGGTTAAAAAGTAATATCTAAGGAGTGAATGATGAACGCAATTATTGAACAGATTAAACTGCTAATTGAAAACGGGCAAATTACGCAACGTGAATTAGCACAGCAGGCAGGTATATCAACAGCATCGTTAAGCACTTATCTGAAAGGAAGTTATGCGGGTAACGTGAGTAATATTACACAAGCTCTACAAAACTGGCTAGATACTCAAGCTAAGAAAACCACCGTATTTGTTGAAGCGCCTCACTTTATTGAAATTCCAACCGCGAAAAAAGTCTTCGCAGCATTAGATATGGCAAAAATCCTGCCAACCATGGTAACAGTTTACGGTGCAAGCGGTGTTGGAAAAACCAAAGCTTGCCAAGAATACAAAAAGTCAAACAAGAATGTATGGATGATTACTGCCAGCCCTGCCCGTGCCACGCTTAGCACTATTTTATACGAGCTGGCATTAGAACTCGGTATTAATGATGCGCCGCGCCGTAAAGACCGTCTAAGTAGAATGATTACCAAAAAACTCAGTGGCACCCAAGGATTAGTGATTATTGATGAAAGCGATCACCTGCCTTATGACGCCCTCGAAGAAATCCGCATTATCCAAGAAGAAGCAGAAGTTGGGTTTGCATTAATCGGTAATGACAAGGTTTACACCCGTATCCAAGGCGGTGTTAACCAAGCGCACGAATATGCACGCCTCTGGTCAAGAATTGGCAATCATTGTGGATTAAAAGCCAGTACCAAAGGCGACATTAAAGCGATAGCCAGTGCTTGGGGATTAGATATAAACGATAAAGATTTGATGACCGTGTTATTTGATATTGGCGGCAAAGCCGGCGGATTGCGTGCATTAACCCAGTATTTACGCCTTGCCGGAATGACAGCCAAAGGGCAAGGCACAGCAATGACATTAGACCTTATTTTACAAGCGAAACAACAAATGACAGGTGGTGTGCAATGAAAAGATTAATGATGATCGGGTTGGCGGTGTTACTTACCGCCTGCCAACAAGAACCAAAAGAACCGGAATGTGATCAACTTTGTTGGCAACAACAAGCCAACGAAGAATGGAAAAAGGAACACGGCGAGTTTCAAACGCCGCTCAGTCCGGAACACGAGCAAGAGATTTACAAATGGCTAAAGGAACACTATCCCGACACCGATTTTAATAACCACACCCTTGAACTAACAGGAGAAGATGATGAGTAAAGTAACCATTGACGGCAAAACCTACTGGCAAGACGCAAAAGGCAACCTCACGCCTGAAGAGCTGGTAAAAGCGATTGACAAAGAGCGTGATGCACTGGTGCAAGAATGGGTAGAAAAAGCCAAAGCCCTAAACACTGAAATCAGTCGTTTTAAAGGCGGTATTTTTGGCGATATTCAGGCTTTTGTGGAACTTTCCGCTGAAAAATACGGTGCAAAATTAGGCGGTAACAAAGGCAATGTTACGCTCTATAGCTATGACGGCAAATACAAAATCCAGCGTGCCATTAATGACCATTTGCAATTTGACGAGCGTATTCAGGCAGCGAAAGCCCTGATTGATGAATGCTTAAATGAGTGGTCGGAAGGCTCACGTCCTGAACTTAAAGCTTTGATTGAACGTGCATTTGACGTTGATAAGGAGGGTAATCTTAATACTAGCCGAATTTTAGGATTACGCCGTGTTGATATTAAAGATCCGCGCTGGCTCAATGCAATGCAAGCGATTAGTGAGAGTGTGCAAGTGGTCAACTCCAAAGCCTATGTGCGAGTTTATGAACGCATTGGCGACAGCGACCAATATCAACCAATTAGTTTAGATGTGGCGGGGGTATAGGCAATGTTAGATAAGATTGAGAGAAAAGTGCAATTCTTTTTCTCGATACTGATGATTATTTTTGTCATCGCGAGCGTCCCAATTCTATTTATCCATACTCAGCTGGGTATGGCATTGCTTTCATCTGCGAATGCTTTCCTTGTTGTGATTGCGTTCTTTGAAGTCCGAAATCTAAAAGACTGGGAAAACAAAAACGTATCAGATTTAGTGAAAGGGGCAACAATTGCGGCAAGAGCCGCGTATAAATTGAAACAGCATCGAGGGCTAGATCTTGTGATTAATGGCAAAAAAGTTACACCTGATAGCAGTGAACTGGAAGTGTAGATTAAAACCCTTTTCAACACACTTTAAAGCCGATTTAAGGTGTGTTTATAAAGTGTTTTAACTATCAAAACAGGAGCAAAAAATGAAAAACCAAGCCTATTATGACTACGCCGAACAAGCAGCGGAACTGGAGCAAAAGCAACAATACCGCGATGCCGCACTGTATTGGCAACTCGCCTCCGGCAAAGCGAAAAAAGAGATTAATTGCGAATATGCCACCGAACGAAGCGAATTTTGCAATCGAATGGCGGTGCGACCATTTAGAGGTGAAGAATGAAAATACAAAAGCAAGAGGCGTTGTTATTAACGCTTAATATGATGATCGGACAACTGCAACAAGCAATGCAAGCGATTAATAGCGGGAATTATATTGCTGCAAGCGTGTATATGGAAATGGTACAAAATCAGTTGCCAAAGGCGAGATGGCAAGTAAGGGGGTAAAAATGGAATATAGATATTTTAAAGGTAACTTAAACGCAGAGCCACTAAAAACGCTGAATGAAGATTGGTTAAAACGATTTAAAGAACGTAATAAAAAATTAAAAGCGATTTTTGACACAATGCCTTTTTATGATGGTTGGTATGGGGGCGAAGAATTTATCAGTGGGATTGTTTGCGATAGCGACAATCCACACCTTGAGCAATTAAAGCAAACCAAAGGTTATAAACTAACTTTGTGCGATAGCCAAGATAGATACATTGTTAGACCAGATAAGCGATATAAGATTGGAAAAGAGCTAGATAAAGCACTTTGCAATGTTTATCAAATCTTACTGGAATACCCGCCTTTTGGAAAGTTTATCACAAAGCAGCTAGGGATAAACAGAATGGTGCTTGATGGGCGTAGTGGTTATTTATCATCTGCGGGTGTTTGTAAAAAAGTGCTTTTAGTCTGTATTCCAGTAAAAGGTCAGGGATGTTCGGGTGATGATTTTCCTGCTGTGCCAGATAGCTTAACTGAAATCAAAGAAAGTGAATTTTTGGCTATTCAGGGAAAATAAGGGGAAAGAATGAAAAAATTTATCATTCGAGCGGTATGTGTCAACGAAATACTGGTTGAAGCCAACAATATTAATGAGGTTGAGCAACTAACTGATGACTTTGCTCCAAGCTATTTAGACGCACAACCTAAAGAGATTATTGCCGTTGAGTCTGTTATTGAGATTGAGGAGTTATAAATGCAACAAGTGACAAAACAAGATTTAGTCGAGCAACTCGCCGGCGTAATGACACAGGTGGAGTACTCTATTTGGCTGCTTAATGAGGACAATCCCAAAGATGCTGCCAGAATGGTGAGATTAGGGATGAAGGACGCGGCAAAAGTAGAACAGAAATTAAAATTACTGACAAATCATTAAAACCCATTTAAACGCCTTTTAAATAAAGATTAAGAGGCGTTCATAATGTGTTTTAGGAGAAAAATATGCGTTACACAAAACCTCAATTAATTAAATTGATCCACATTGCCAAACACAAGCTCGGCATTGATGAGGACACCTACCGAATGATTTTGCAAAACGAAACCGGTAAAAACAGCTGTAAAGCAATGACAATCAACGAATTAATGCGTGTTTATGATCACTTTGAAAAAGCCGGTTTTAAACGCACCGCCAAGCGTCAGCGCTCACCGGCAAGCCAAAAAGCAAAAGTCAAACACAATATTGCGTTAAAAATCCGTGCGGTTTGGATTGAGATGCACAAACAGGGCGTGATTAGAGAGGGTTCAGAAGACGCATTAAACAGTTTTGTGCGTAATGTTGTTAATCCTATTTTGCAGCAACAAGATAAACCACTTGTGCTAAATGTGCAAAGCCTTGACTATAAACTCGGTACAATCGTCTTAGAACGCCTGAAAAAATGGCAACAACGCACACAAAAAGACAAAAAAGAGGTGAAATAATGAAACTTTGCCGTTGCCCGATTTGCCATAGCGACATCCATTTGGATCAACTATTAGAAGACGATGCCGGACGTGAATTATTAGGTCTAATCGTCCAATGTCAGGCAGAAGTCGCTCGCCCATTGGTCGCTTATATCGGCTTATTCCGTCCGGAAAAAAGCCAGCTGTCAAACAGCCGTGCAGTAAAACTGATCAAAGAAGTGTTTGAGTTGTTTCCGTCATCACTTTTATTGGCTCACGCCTTAAGTGAAACGGTGCGAGCGGTGCAGGATAAACGCCGTCACAACCAAAATCGCGCGGCGTTGACCAACCATAACTACCTAAAACAGGTCTATGACACCAATGCGCCGAAATTTATCAGCGTTACTACTCAAGCGACGACGGAAAACACCGCTCAAGCGGCACAGCAGGCACAAGCACAACAGCAGCAAACCGACAGAATGAACCGCATATTAGTGGTGGAGCAACTGCACCAATTTGGGCAAGAAATCAAACACCTCAAAGCCTACCCAGAATGGCTGGCGTGGAAACATCAACAGGAGGCGCTGAATGGACGCAAAGCAAAATAACAGCACCTTTGAAGACAAGGCCCCCGAAATCTTGCTCGACCTTGCGGAACATACGCGTGAACTGTTGGTGCAAAAATACCAGTTTGAGGATAGCCAAGCCAAACAAATCGGCGTGGAGCTTGCCCAATGTATTGCTGAAAACTGGGGCGGCGAAGTGATCTATATCCCCAAAGCGTTATTGATTGCATTAAGCGAGCGCGATTTGGCGATTTGGCGCGATTTTAACGGCAGCAACCAACGCGAACTGGCACGCAAATACGGCGTATCAATGCAATGGGTCTACCAAATCGTGAAGAAAGTGCAAAAGGAGGAAGTCGCCAAACGGCAGTTTGATATGTTTAAATGATTTTCGCTTTTGGGGCTTGACGCAAAGGGAAAAAAAAGTTAATTTTGCGATCAGGCTTCCAAAAAGCCAAACAAGCGGTTAGCACAACCGACCAAAGGTGCTATTTTTTGTCTGTAATTTGCGTATCGGAACGCCTTGAGCGTCAGAATGCCTAAAATGCAGCAAAAAAATAAAAAAAACAACCAATCAATGACCGACAGTGCGAGGAATACAACACCTGAAAGGGGAATAACTCCGCTGTTCTTGTTTACAGTTTTGGGCTGTCGGTCGCCCTATCCAAAATAGGGTCTATTATCAAATAGGATTAAACAAGATGACACACTTCAATATTAAAACCTTTACAGGTTCACTTCAAAATCAAACCGTTCAACTTATCAATGCTCGTGAACTTCACGAAAAATTAAAAATTCAAACGCTATTCAAAGATTGGATTAAACGCAGAATAACTGATTACAATTTCATCGAAAATGAAGATTATGTTTGCTGCTCAAATTTGAGCAGCGGGGAAAATCAAGGACTTAGCCGCTTTTGGGGAGGTCATAACCGCATTGATTACCACATCACCCTAGATATGGCGAAAGAGCTTTGTATGTTAGAACGTTCAGAACTTGGGCAACAAGCACGCCGTTATTTTATCCAAATGGAAAAAGCGGCACGCCAGCTCGCTCAACAGCAACAACTCGATATCCCCACCTTTCTCCGTCAAGGGGGACAAACACCCTCATTGCCACAAAATCAAATCACCATTGACAAAGACCGTTATATTGCCTTGCTGGAAAGTGAAAATAGCCTACTGAAAAGCAATCACGGCAAACCGCTCCACCCACGCAAAGGGCAACGACTTAACGAAGCAGAAAAAAGCGAAATTAGACGCTTATACGCACAAGGCATCGCCAAAGCTGCCATTGCTCGCCAAATTAACCGTTCTGAAACCGCTGTTGCAAGCGCTTTAAAGGCATAAGGAGGTAGCGTATGTTAAGAATTGAATTTGAAGATCTGTTAAGAAATAATGAACGCATGATAGGTGCCTTGCATTTTTTAAGTTATATCACTGAAATTGCTGAAAATAGCGCTACACCTGATTTAATTGGTATGTCGGACTTGCTGGCAGTATTAGCCGATGCGAGCCGTCAACAAAAGGAAAATTTAAAACTGATTTTAACAATGACAGAACAGCGAGAGCAAGAGAATGTAGAATAAATGTGATTAAAGTCTTTAAAGCGCTTTAAAATCAAAATTCACCGCTAAGTTTTAAACTCTCTTTAAACCAAGTTTAAAGGGAGTTTTTTATGTCATTACCCATCCTAAAAATCGTGATTCACTGTTCTGCCACCCAAAACGGCAAGCAACTCAGAAATAAAACCGAAACTGCTGCGCAAGTGATTGATCGCTGGCATCAACAACGCGGCTTTAAGCGTCAATCGTGGGCGTATCGCACCTTTAATCCGCATCTACAACACGTTGGCTATCACTACATTATCGACACTGACGGCACTGTTGAAACCGGGCGCAAGGTCGGCGAAACCGGTGCGCACGTTAAAGGGCATAATCAAAACAGTATCGGCATTTGCCTTGTTGGCGGCATCACCATTGACGGCAAAAACTACGGACGCTACACCGCCAAGCAGTGGCAAGCATTGCACCGCTTATTGCGGGAGCTAGAAGCCAAATATCCTCAAGCACGCATTTGCGGGCATCGAGATTTAAGCCCCGACCTTAACGGCGACGGCACAATTACCCCGAATGAATGGCTGAAAGATTGTCCCTGCTTTGACGTCTGGACGTGGCTTGATAGCGGTGAGGTGATTAACCAAGACCATCTATTTAAAGATTAAGGAGCAAACAAAAAATGAATATCAGTCTACTTGCGATTGCGATGATTGCCTTGATTGTCGGCTGCTGCATCAAAATTGGTGAAGCAATCGGTGTTTGCATTGGCGACCAAATTAAATACCGCTATGTGCTATGGCGTGATAAAAAGTGGGGCAAAAATGAAAAAATGGACTAAATACCCTAAATCTCCCAGAAGAAAGAAGTACACCATTAGCAAACTTGCCCAACAAAGTAAGCGGCAAAATGGTGGGCTAACCAAAGCACAGATAATGTTAATGGAGCTAGGACGATGAAATTAAGTGAACTGATTACCAACGACAACGGTCGCTTATCAACCACCGCCTTTATCCAGTTTTTCGGGGCGTTGCTGATGGCAGGGATTTTAACGTATTGCGTCTATTTAGACCGCAGCTATACGCCGGAGCTGTTTATGACTTTTGCGATTTTTTGTGCCGGCGGTGCGGCGACCAAAGGTTTTGCTAATGCAATCGGCAATAAAGGAGATAAACAATGACATTAAGTGCTTATATCTGGCTAACCATCATCGCCTTGCTCGGTGTGCTGTTTGCTTTTTTGTGGCTCAAAGTGGCACAGGCGAAAAAGCAAATCGCCACCTATCAACAAATTGCTGAGCGGCTTAAACAGCAACAGGCAGTGGCACAAGCACAAATTAGCAATTATCGGGAGAAAAACAAAAATGAAGAAAACAGCCGTAGCGTTAGCCGTGATGATGTTGTTGACCGCTTGCAGCAAGCCGGCGATTTACGTAACGAATAGCAGTTGTGCCGGTTTTGGTCTGATTAAAGCAAGTCGCAACGACACGACAGAAACCTTGCGTCAAATATGGGCGCATAACCAAACCTATCGGGCAATTTGTCACAAGGAGGTAGGCAATGAGCGAAATCCTTGATGTAGTGCAAAAACATTGGGGGATTATCCTCTCTGTTGCCGGTTTTGTCGGGTTTATTGTTAGGTTGACAATGGACAGCAAGTACATCAAACGTGAAGAAATGCACAGCCTGAAACAGACAGTCAGCACCAACGAACACCGCTTGGACGCACTGGAAACCAAAGTGCAGGATTTGCCAACCACCAGCGACCTTGCCGAAATCAAAATCTTAATGGCAAAGCTGGACGGCAAAAGCGACAAAATCGCTACTAAAGTGGAGGGCTTAAGCCATCAAGTACAACTGTTGATAGAAAAGGAAGTAAAAAATGGATAAGTACAATATTTTTGCACAAGACCAACGCTTAGTAATTTTACGCTCTTTAGTGGAAGCGAATAACGATGCGAACGAAAGTATTTTACAAGATTGCCTAGACTTATACGGACACCGCATCAGTCGTGACCAAGTGCGTTCACATCTGCTTTGGCTGAAAGAACAAGGTTTAATTGATCTTAAAGATGTCGCCGGCTGTTATGTCGCGTATTTGACGGCTCGCGGGCTGGAGGTAGCACAAGGTCGCACCGAAGTGTATGGCGTTAAAAAGCCGCTGTTGCGCTGATTTAAACCGACATCAAACCCGATTTAAAGGAGGTTTAAATGAGTGATAAAAAAACACGAGGACGTGCCTCAAAAGTGGATTTATTGCCACCTCATATCCGTCAAGAATTGTTATTGCGTTTGCGCGATAAATCGCACAGTCAACAAGATATCCTTGAGTATATCAACAGTTTGATTGATGAAGCGGGACTAGGGGCGGAAATGAAATTAAGTCGTACCGGCTTAAATCGCTATGCCTCGCGTATGGAAGAATTTGGGGCAAAAATTCGGGCAAGTCGACAAATGGCGGAAGTGTGGACAAAGCAGCTTGGCGAAATGCCCGACAGCGACGTCGGTAAATTATTGCTTGAGTTTGTTAAAACGCTTGCCTTTGAAACATCAATGAGTATGAGCGAATCGGGAAAAGAAATTAGCCCGAAAGTATTGGGGCAATTAGCGTTAGTTGCGCAACGCATTGAGCAAGCACAGTCAGTCAACTATAAACGCGAAAAAGAAATCCGTGAAGATGTGATTGCACAAGCCGCCAAAGCGGTTGAAGAAGCCGGTAAACAATCCGGAATGGCGATTGCCGATGTAGAAAAAATGATGAGAGCGGTCTATGGCATTAGCGACTAACACCCTATTGTATGGCTATCAACAGCGTTGGCTACAGGATAACAGCCGTTTCAAAGTGGCAATGTTTGCCCGTCAGACCGGCAAAACTTTTACCACTACATTAGAAATTGTGTTGGATTGCCTAGCCGCAGAAGCACGTGGTGAGAAAGCTCGTTGGGTGATTTTGTCGCGTGGGGAGCGCCAAGCCAAAGAGGCAATCAATGAGGGCGTTAAACGCCACCTTGAGGCGGTGGGCGTCACTTGCAAAATCGCCGAAGTGCCGTTTGACCCCACCATTAACGCCTTAGAGGTGATTTTTCCGCACGGTTCCAAAATCACCGCGTTACCCGCTAATCCAGACACCGCGCGTGGTTTTAGTGCCAATGTTTTTTTGGATGAGTTTGCCTTTCATCAAGACAGTCGTGAGATTTGGAAGGCTTTGTTTCCGGTAATCTCCGCTGGTTGGAAATTGCGAGTAGTTTCCACGCCCAACGGCAAAGGCAATAAATTTTATGAGTTGATGACTGACCTTGACAATACCGAATGGTCGCGACATACGGTCGATATTTATCAAGCGGTCGCTGACGGCTTACCGCGAGATATTGAACAGCTACGTAAAGGCTTAAATGATGAGGATGCGTGGGCGCAGGAGTTTGAACTGAAATGGTTGGATGAAGCCAGCAGTTGGCTTTCTTATGACTTAATTGACAGCGTTGAACACCCTTTGGCAGGTTTGCCTGAACATTACACCGGTAACCCGTGCTTTATTGGGATGGATATTGCTGTACGTAGCAACTTAACGGTGATTTGGGTGCTAGAACTGGTTGGTGATGTTTATTGGACACGGGAAATTGTTACGCTAAAACGTGTTACTTTGCGTGAACAATTAGCTGAGCTGGATCGTGTAATGCACCAATACAACGTCATTGCTTGTAACCTAGACCAAACCGGAATGGGTGAAAAAATGGTGGAAGATGCCCAATATCAACACGGCAAACAGCGAGTACAAGGCGTGCTGTTTAACGTGGCAACTAAACTTAATATGGCGACCATCGGCAAAAATGCGTTTGAAGATAGAAGAATCCGCATACCACAAGGTGATAATGCCTTGCGTGAAGATTTGCACAAGCTCAAAAAAGTCACAGGTTCAACGGGGCAACCTCGCTTTGTGGCGGAAAACGACAGTAGCGGACACGCTGACCGCACGTGGGCGTGTTTTTTGGCGCTGTTGGCAGCCAATGAGGCGATATTGCTGCCGGTGAAAGCGTCTAGCCGTAAACCACGACAAAGTAAAAGAATGACAGAGGGATATTAAAATGGCGAATAAAAAACAGGATATGATCAACGTGATTGCGACCCGAGCACAGGCGATAGATTACTACGCCATCGGCTATTATTTGCCAAACCCTGATCCGGTGCTAAAAAAGATGGGGCGAGATATCAGTGCTTATCGCGAAGTGTTGGCAGATAGTCATGTTGCCGGTTGTGTCCGTCGACGTAAAGCGGCGGTCAAAGGCTTAGAATGGCGAATCACGCCAACCGGACGTGAAGACGTTGATGAGCAACTTGAAGCGATTTTTGATGCGCTCCCACTCCATCAAATTATGTCACAAATTTTAAACGCTACCCTGTTCGGTTACCAAGCGTTGGAGGTGGTGTGGCGTTATGCGGAGGGTATTTGGCAACCGCTTGATATTCAGGGCAAACCACAGGAATGGTTTATTTTTGATGAAGATAATCAATTAAAACTACGCACCAAAGACCATTATTTTGATGGTATTACATTGCCGGAGAAGAAATTTTTACTCGCCACCCAAGACGCCACTTATGAAAATCCATACGGACAAGGTGATTTAAGTAAATGCTTTTGGGCAGCAACCTTTAAAAAAGGCGGGTTTAAATTTTGGCTAGAGTTCACTGAAAAATATGGCTCGCCGTGGTTAGTCGGTAAACATCCACGCACTTCTACCCCGACTGAAACCGAAGATTTATTAGACAGTTTAGAGCAAATGCTTGGTACAGCGGTGGCGGCTATTCCGGACGACAGTTCGATTGATTTGTTGGAAAGCGCTAGCAAAGGCGGCAGCTCACAAGTGTTTGATGACTTTTTGCGTTACTGTAAATCGGAAATCAGTGTTGCCATTTTAGGGCAAGACCAAACGACCGAAGCTGACAGTAATCGTGCCAGTGCTACTGCCGGGCTGGAAGTGTTGGAAGATATCCGCAACGATGATGCGCGTCTGGTTGAAAGCGTGTTTAACCAGCTTTTAAACTGGCTTTGTGAACTTAATTTTAATGTGGAACAGTTGCCGAAGTTTGAGCTGTTTGAGCAAGAGAGTGTCGATAAATTACAGGCGGAGCGTGATGAGATTTTATCGCGTGTTGGCGTGAAGTTTACTCCGCAATATCTGCAACGCACCTACAACTTTGAGGACGGCGATATTGAGTTAGCCACTGAAAAGGCGGATAAGCCACAAGCCCAGTTTGCCGAACCAGAAATGCCAAAAAATATCGCCGATGGTATTGTTGAACAGCTCGAAGTGGAGGGTGAGCCTTATGTCGAAAACTGGTTACAACAGGTGCAAGACAAGCTCTCACAAGCGGAGAGTTTGGAAGATTTTCGCAACCAGCTTGATAGTCTGATTCCGGAACTGACCTTCGCCGAGTATGGCAAAGTGATGGCGTGGGCAAGTACTACTGCCGAATTTGCCGGACGGTATAGCGTGGTTGAGGAGAGCAAAAAATGACAGTGCAAAGCGGTTTTAGTTTTGAAGAGCAAGTACGCTATTTTGCCAAAAAACTCAACTTACCGACCGACAGCTATTTAGATGTGTTAGGCGAAGAACACGACTACTTTTTTATGGTGGCGGGGGCAAATCGCAATGAAGTGTTATTGGCATTGCGGCAAGCGGTGGATGAAGCGATTGAGCGAAGCGGTACATTGGAGGAATTTCGCCAACGCTTTGATGAGATTGTGGCAAAAACCGGCTGGCAATATAAAGGTGGGCGTAACTGGCGTACACGGATTATTTACGATACCAACGTTTACGCCGCCTACAATCGTGGACGCTTGCAACAACATTTGGATTTAGCTGATGTGATGCCCTATTGGGAATATCAACATAATGATAATGCTCACCCACGACCGGCGCACGTGGAGCTTGACGGTACTATTCGTCCCGCCAATGACCCATTTTGGCGCTATTACTACCCGATTAAGGCGTATGGTTGCCATTGTACCGTGATCGCCCACGATGAAGACGACCTTAAAGCGATGGGGCGTACCGTATCGCCACCGGTCGAGATCCAATATGAGAGCAAAACGGTCGGCGTGCGCAGCGGCAACCCGCGTGCGGTGACCTTGCCGAAAGGTTACGACGCCGGTTTTACGCCACATAATTTTGACAACCTGAAGGCGGGGCGACTGGATAGCGTCGACAAAATGTTAATGCAAAAGATGGTAACGGCTGATCCGCTTTTTGCCTCAAAGGCGGTTAATGATTTGCTGGTGCAGCCTGAGATTATGGCGTTACACGCCCGCGCGTTTCAGGACTGGGCGCGCAAAGTAGCGGTTGCCACAAAAGCCGATTTACCAGCCATTGAAGATGTTAAATTACTTGGCGTCTTGCCCGAGGCGATCATTGATAAATTAACGGCGGCGGGTATCCCCTCTAATTCGGCGGTTATCGCCATTGAGCGGAAAGGTTTATTGCATTCGCTGCGCGAGCTAAAAGAGAGTGCAAACATTGCTGTGCCGTTGTCATTCTGGGAAAAATTACCTGCTTATTTGCAAGCGCCGAAAGCCATACTTTTGCAGCGGAAAGAGCATTTTGAAAACCCAGATAAAAATTTAAACACCTTGCTTTTTATTTATGACGCACCACAAGGAAAAAAGATTGCGGTGAAATTGGAGTATAAATTTAATTTGAAAGATAGGTTGACGAAAAAAAATCAAAAATATCACTTAAATAGTGTTACTACTGGCAGCTTAATTGATGAGCGACACTTGCAAAGTTTGAATGCGTTTGAATTATTATGGGGATCTCTGTAAGCATTGCCTGATTCGAACAGGATAATACGGTGGAAACCAGCGTAACCTTTCCAGTAGGAAACCCGCTTACAGAGAATTAAACAATACTATAGTCTAAGAATATTTTTTAATCAACATAAAGGAGAAAAAATGAAATTTTGGGAAGAAGAAAAATTTGGAAGCCGCTATCCTAAACAGCTGACCAAACAAGAAAAAGCCGACATTAAATCGGCTTTATTACAACAGCTTGCTAATGGCAAGACATCTTTACAATATTATCTGGAAAACCTGAAAATACTTTCGGATTATCCAGAATCTAACTAAGTTTTGAACGTTGTAATCGTTCTGAAATCGCTTCTATAAGCGAAACAACATCATCAGCGATTTGCTCATAATTATCGCTTTGTGGAAGCATATAAGCGTGATGTGCGTTGATGATGATTTCAGTTAATCTTAATGCAGTTTCATCTGCTTGTTGTTTGTTCATTTTAAATTTCCTTTTGTTAGCGTGGCAACATTACCACGCTTTCTTTTTTAGCCTAATTATTGGAGTGTGACAATGATCAAAATTACCCTAGACGACCGCGCCATTCCTGAATTGCAAAAGATTGCGATCCAACTGCAGCACCCGAAAAAACTCTACGGTGTGCTTGGCGAAACCCTGAAAAAAATCCATAAGGCACGTTTTAAGCAAGAAGTTGATCCGGATGGCAAAAAGTGGAAGCCGCTTTCACCGATTACGCAAGAAATCAAAGGTAACGACAAAATCTTAAAACATCGGGGCTATTTGTCTGAAAGAACGGCATACAACTACGATGACAACGGTGTGGAATTTGGCTCTGATGCTAAATATGCTCGCTTACATCAATTTGGTGGCGTGATTAAACCGAAGAAAGGCAAGCGATTAAAATTTGGTAAAGACGGCAATACCGTCTTTGCTAAACAGTCAAAAATTCCGGCTCGTCCGTGGTTGGGTGTGAATGATCGGGATAAACAGCAATTACTGGATAAAGCGGCAGCATTATTGCAACGACAGCTATCGCAAATGAAATAATTTAGAAAACGCCATAAAACGCACACTGTGGCGTTTTTCTCTTTCGGCAATATGATTTATCATCTGAAAAAATTTAAACGCACCCTGAAAGATTTAAACGGCATTTAAACGATATTAAAAATCTATTCTGCCGTTATTTTCCTTTTTTTCTTTCTCACTCTCCCATCTAAAATCTTTAAAGGGCTTTAAAATCAATTTATATGCCCAATCGCTACACTAGCGTCATCAATTCAAAGGAGACGCTATGGAACTTATCGAAATCTTTCGTGCCGGCACTCGGCAAGATGCCAACGGTAACACCATCACCATTACCGCCGATGATTTAAAAACCATTGCCGCCAATTACAGCACCCAGTACCACGAAGCGCCAATAGTGATCGGTCATCCGAAACACGACAACCCGGCTTATGGCTGGATTAAGGGCTTAGTGGCGGAGGGCGAGGTGTTAAAAGCCGAACCGCAACAGGTCGACAGTGAATTTGCCGAGTTGGTGCGTGAAGGCAAGTTTAAAAAAATCTCGGCGGCGTTTTATTTGCCCAACAGCGCCAACAATCCAAAACCGGAAGGCTTTTATTTACGCCACGTCGGCTTTTTAGGCGCAATGCCGCCGGCGGTCAAAGGCTTAAAAGATCCGATGTTCGCCGACAGTGATACCGAATTTGTTGAGTTTAGCGACTGGACCAATGCTTCGTTGTGGCAACGGTTGCGCGATTTTTTTATTGATAAGTTTGGCTTAGATGATGCTGACCGTGTTTTGCCAGCGTGGCAAGTGCAAAGTTTGCAAGAAGAGGCAACACGCGAAGACTTAAAGCAAACCTATGAAACACCACCCTCACCTATTTTTAATGAACCCGATGAGAAACCAAATGAAGGAGGAACTATGTCGGAACAAGAAAAGCAACGTCTTGCGGAACTTGAAGCTGAAAATGCACAGCTAAAAGCGGCACAGGCACAAGCGCAGCGCGAAAAAATGCACGCGGAAAATGCGGCATTTGCGGAAAGTTTGGTTGCGGAAGGCAAGCTCTCACCGAAGCAGAAAGAGGCTGCGCTCGCATTGCTGAATACAGAGCATGACAGTACTGAATTTTCGGAAGATGACTTTAAACAGCGTTTAAAAGCGTTTTTAACTGAACTGCCGAAATCGGTTGAGTTTGCGGAAGTGGCGACCAAAGACAAAGTCGCTGAACCAAAAGATGACAGCGTGGAATATGCCGAAGGCACTGATCCGGCAAGCATTGAGATGGACAAAAAAGTCCGAGCCTATATGAAAGCGCACAACGTCAGTTACGTTGAGGCGTTTAACGCAATTAACCAATAATTAACTAAAAGGAGATAATTAATGGCTGCACACAATTTAGCAAAATTACGTGTTCAAGACCCGGTCTTAACCCAACTGGCACAGGGCTATTACAACAACGAACTGGTCGGTGAAACCTTAATGCCGGTGGTCGAAATCGACAAAGAAGCCGGCAAAATTCCGACGTTCGGACGCTTGGCGTTCCGCCTGCCGAGTACCGTGCGCAACTTGCGCGGTGCCTCAAACCGCTTAGAGCCGGAAGATATCGGGGCGATTGATGTGGCGCTGGAAGAACACGATGTTGAATATGCGATTGACTACCGTGAAGAGAACGAGGCGATTTTCTCATTGCGTCAATTTGCCCTTAACACCACTCAAGATGTGATTGCACTCGGACGTGAAAAAGCGATTGCGGATGCGGCGCAAAATGAAGCCAACTATGACACCACTAACAAAATCGTGTTATCCGGTGAATCACAGTTTAGCCACGAAAACTCCGACCCATTTGCGATTTTTGATGCGGCAAAACGGGCAATTAAACGTTCCATCGGGCGTAAAGCCAATGTCTGCATTATTGCCGGTGATGTGTGGCAAGTCTTAAAAAGTCATCCAAAGGTCATTGAAAAAATCAAATATGTGCAAACTGGCATTATCACACCAGAGATTTTTGCCAAATTGATTGATGTCGACACCGTCAAAATCGGTGAGGCAGTTTATGAAGAGTCCAATACTCTCAAAGATATTTGGACGGATACCGTGGTGTTGGCATATGTTGCGCCGCGCTCAACCGAGAAAAAAGGCACGGTGTATGAGCCAAGTTACGGTTATACCGTACGTCGCAAAGGTGGCTTGTTTGTTGACCGTTACGTCGAAAACGGCGGCAAATTGGAAGTGGTGCGTACCACCGACATTCACAAACCGCACTTGGTTGGTAAGCCTGCCGGCTATCTGATTAAAGACTGCTTGTTATAGGAGGAGAAACTATGGCAAATCCATCCAGCAAAACCTTACTGACCTGCATTGTGGCGCATACGGCGATTTTGCATAACGGTAAACGTTACGACGTGGGCGAGGAGATTAACTTGTTCGAAGCGCAATACAAACGTTTGTCGCACTACCTTACCGTCAAAGACGACAGTGCTGCGCAAAAGGCAAAAGCGGAAGCACAAGCCAAAGCACAAGCGTTAGCGGAGCAAGCTAAAGCCGAAGTCGAAACGTCGGTAAATGCTAAAGCGGACGCTGAAGCTACAGCAAAAACCAAAACAGCGAAAGAGGCGAAATAATGTATATCACAACGGAGCGCTTGATAGCGACTTTCAGCCGACAAATCCTGATCCAGCTCAGTAATGACGACAGTCGAGCAACCGAGATTGCCTTGCCGGTGATTGAGATGGCGATTCGCTTTGCCGAAGAGCGGATTGATGCGGCGTTGCGCTCTCGCTATCCGTTGCCTTTACAGGATACGCCGACACTGATTGAGTCGCACGCTTGCGCCTTGGCACGTTATTGGCTCTATGCGCGCCGACCGGAGATGAAAATGCCGGAAACGGTGAAAGAGGTCTACCAACAGGCGATTAAAGAATTGGAACAAATCGCCACCGGCAAATTGCACTTAGGTGTTGCCGATGCCGGCGATAACCAACAGCCGGGCGAATTGTTAGCCGACAGCGGTGAATTTAAAGTGCGTTCGGCACAAAAACTGAATACGGACGGTTACTGATGTCTGCCACGCTCCCGATTTTGACCGCCATTCAACAGCAGTTAAGTGCTGCCCTGCCGGATTGGCAGGTGGAGTTAATGCCGGATAATCCAAGTGATTATTATCTGGCGCACCCCAACGGCGCTGTGTTGATTGGCTATGTCGGCTCCACCTTTGGTGCTTTACGTGCCAGTGATGTGGTCAGTCAAACTCGCAAATTGCGTCTGATGCTGACCGTGATCAGTCGCAATTTACACAACGACAACGGCGCGTTGGCAGTGCTTGATCAGTTGCGCTTAAGTATTGCCGGCTTTCAGCCACCGAACTGCGGCAAGTGCTATTTGGTCAGTGAACAGTTCAACGATGAAGAGAGTGGAATTTGGCAATATCAACTGCAATTTGAGACCGAAACCGTGCAGCTTGAGCAGCTCAGTCCACAACATAAACCGAAATTTGTCGAAGCGATATTGCGCCGTCAAGGGCAACCGCTCGATAAAAAATTAAAACCTAAAAAAGGAGAAAACTAATGCCAGCAGCCTATCATCACGGCGCAGAAACGATCCGAATCAATGGTGGCAGTGTCCATGTCGGCCAAGCAGACGGCGCGATTATCGGCATTGTCGGCACCGCCCCAATCGGTGATGTCAATGTCCTGAAATGTTGTGTCACCAAAAAAGATTTTGCCCAATTCGGCAACCTCTTAGACCGAGGCTACTCACTTTGTGATGCGTTGGATATTTTAAGCCGTTACGCCGCCGGTCAAGTCTATGTGATCAATGTGTTAGATCCAAGCAAACATCGCACCACCGTCAGCGAAGAAGCGTTAACGTTGGATGCAATGACCTTAATTGCGCAAACTGCCAATGTCGGCTTAATCGAGTTATCGCTAAAAGATAACGAAGAGGTGTTGGTTGAAGGCACAGATTACCGTGTCGATTTATTAACCGGTGAAATCACTTTGCTGAAAGCACGCAATGCGCCACAGTTGAAAGCAACTTACAGCTATGCCGATCCAAGCAAGGTCACGGAAGCCGAGATTAAAGGCGGCGTTGATTCTCGCACCGAAGCGCGCAGCGGTTTTGAATTGCTCACCGCCGGCTTTAACTTGTTCGGTGCCGATGCCAAAGTGTTGATCTGCCCGCAATATGACGCCACAGCGACAATGGCAGCGGCATTGGAAACCTATGCCTCACGTTTAAATGCGGTCGCTTATGTTGCTGCACCGCCGAAAACCACCTTATCGCAAGCGATTGCCGGACGTGGTCCGGAAGGCAGCATTAACTTTAAGACCAGTTCCGACCGCACCCAGCTCTTTTACCCGTATCTGTTAGGTGAACGCAATACGCTGGAAAGTTTAGCTACTCACGCCGCCGGTTTGCGAATGTTGACCGACGTGAAGCAAGGTTATTGGCACAGTATTTCCAACCGTCAATTAAAAGGCGTAGAGGGCGTTGAAGTGGCATTAACAGCACGTATTGACGATGTACAAAGCGAAACCAATCGCTTAAATGCGGTCGGGATTACCACCGTATTTAACAGTTTCGGCACCGGTTTCCGCGTTTGGGGTAACCGCAATGCCAGCTACCCGACCAATACCCATATCAGCAATTTCGAAACGGTACAACGCACTGCCGATTTAATCGACGAAAGTATCCGCCGTGCCGAGTTGCAATATATGGATTCAACGATTGATGATGCCTTGTTGGACAGCTTATTAAGCACGGTGGAAACCTATATGGGCACGTTAAAATCCATTGTCGGTTTCAGCGTGCAGCTTGATCCGGATGCGGATTTGGTCGATGCCTTCAGTAATGGGCAAGTGCCGATTCAATACGATTTTACGCCGAAAATTCCGGCGGAACGGATCACCAACACCAGTGTCGTTACGCGTAAATACTTAGTGAATTTAGTTTCCGGAGGACAATAATGAGTGCAGTCATCAATCAAGTCGATAATGCCAATGTCTATATCAACGGCAACAGCTTAATTGGCAAAGCGAAAAGCATCAAATTGCCTGAGTTTGAAGTGGAGTTTACTGAACACGACAATCTAGGCTTAGTGGGTGTGATTAAGCTACCAAGTAAGGTGAACGCTTTAGAAGGTGAAGTCACGTGGGACGGCTATTATCCGGAAGTGGCAGCAGTTGCCGGCAATCCGTTTAAAACCGCCCAACTGATGGTACGTGCCGATGTGAAAGTCTTCAATGCGGCGGGGATGGCGGAAGAAGTGCCGTTGGTGCTGACATTAAATGCGATGTTTAGCAAGGTCAATCTTGGTGAATACAAGAAAGAGCCAACTGAATATCCGATGACGTTTCAGGTGCATTCAGTGAAGCAAATGATCAATGGCAAAGAAGTGCTGTTCTATGATGCCTTCAGTAACCAATATCGTGTTGCAGGACAGGATATTTTACAAAAATACCGCACCAATATTGGTCAATAAAAATCTTTAAAGCGCTTTAAAATCAAATTTAAACCTGTTTAAGTAAACTCCTTAGTAGAAATTAACCATAACCTACTAAGGAGTTTTTTTATGACCGAAATCGTGAAATTAGATTACCCCATCCGTGATGGTGAGAGCAAAGAGATTACCGAATTGCATATTCGTCGTGCAAAAGCCAAAGATATTCGTAAATTGCGCAGCACAACGGAGGTGGAGCAAAGTATTGAATTGCTTGCTGCCCTTACGGGATTAGTCCCTGAAGATATTGATGAGCTTGATGTGGCTGATTTTACTAAAGCCTCGGTAGTTATTGAAAAAATGCTAAAGGGAAAGTCGGCATTAGCCAAATAGATGAGGTATTAGCGGATTTAGCGTGGTGGTTCGGTTGGCAACCAAGTGAGCTTGAAGAAATGACATTGGATGATGTTTCAATATGGTATCAGCAGGCAAAGCGTCAGATCAAAGCAAATTATACGAAAGCCGCTATTTAGCGGCTTTACGGTTAAACACAGTGCCAATAAGCCAAAGTACAAACAAGATAGCCGAAATAACCCCAATTACGGTGGTTGTGATTGGATAGGTGGTGTAAATCATACCACCTAAAATGCTAACAATAAAAAAGGCAGACAGTGCGATTACTGTAATGATCGCAGTTGAAACCATTTCAAAAATAATTTTCATCACTACCTCCTCATAAACCTAATAAAGGGACTATAACTTATGGGATCGAATTTAGCAATATCTTTAATCATTGGTGCGTCTGTTACTGGTGCAGTAAGGGGGATTAAATCACTCTCTAATAGCCTTAAACTCTTTCGCGACAACACACTATCTACCAAAAATAAGCTAACAGCGTTGGCAACACAGGCAGGGATTAGTCTAGGTAGCGCTGCTTCTACCTTATCTGCATTAAGTTCGACAGTGCTTGCTGCCTCAAAGCCAGCGATTGCCTTTGAAAGTGCAATGGCAGATGTTAAGAAAGTCGTTGATTTTAAAACGCCTGAAGGATTTAAAAACCTCTCAAAAGATATCTTAGAACTTACTCGCACGTTACCAATGACATCCGAAGAGCTTGCCGCCATTACCGCCTCTGGTGGGCAGCTTGGTGTAGCTGAAGAGGATTTAAAAGAATTTACCACGACGATTGCTAAGATGTCGGTTGCCTTTGATATGTCCGCTGAAGACAGTGGCGATGCAATGGCAAAACTAGCGAACGTGTATAAAATTCCGATTAAGGAAATTGGAAAATTAGGTGATGCTATCAACGAATTGTCAAACTCCAGTCCAGCCAAAGCCAGCGATATTGTTAGTACACTTGGTCGAATTGGTGGTGTGGCTAAGCAATTTGGCTTAACCGAAAATGCGGCAGCGGCGTTAGCAAACAGTTTTATTTCTTTGGGTAAAGCACCGGAAGTCGCTGGTACCGCAATCAATGGTATGTTGACCAAATTGATGACTGCCGACAAGGGCGGTAAGAAATTTCAGGCAGCGTTAGCTAGTGTGGGCGTTAGCGCAAAGCAATTAAAAGCAGATATTGCTAAAAATGGCGAGCAAGCCTTAGTCGGTTTTTTGAAAAAAATCCAGCATATGCCTAAAGAAAAGCAAATGGGCATTTTGGTTGATTTATTTGGGCTTGAATATGCTGACGATGTTGCTGTCTTAGCTGGTAATGTCAATGTGTTGGAAGATAGCTTAAAAACCTTGCAGCAGACCGATGAAAAAGGCAAACCGAAATATCTTGGTTCAATGGAGCGTGAATTTGCTGCCCGCGCGGCGACTACCGAAAATAGTCTGAAACTGCTTAAAAATAGCTTTACCGAAATTGCTATCAACATTGGTAGCCAATTTTTGCCCATTATCAATAAGGTCATCAATAAAATCCGTCCGCTTATCTATAGCATTACCGATTGGATTGCACAGCATCAAGAATTGGTCGCCGTTATTGTACAAGGAAGCGTTGGGATTGGTGCAGGTGTTGCCGCTATCTTAGCGTTAAATGGCGCTTTTAGCGGGGTATTAGCCGTCTTTACTGCAGGCAAAGGCATTATCGCTGGCGTAAATTCGGGGGTTATGCTGTTAACTAAACTTGTGCGCTTTAATTTGCCGCTATTGTTGCAGCTAGGCTCGATTTTTGGCGGGAAATTGCTTGTGGGGATAAAGGCAGCAACGCAAGCCGTTTTGTTTTTGGGCAGCAGTTTACTGCGACTTGGTGGCTTAGTGCTCTCGTTTGTGGGGCGCAGCTTTATCGCACTCGCTGGATTTATTGGCAAGACGGTGCTTGTCGCGACTAAATTAGCACAAGTGTTAATGGGCGCATTGTTTAAAGGCATAATGCTCGCCGGCAAAGCACTGTTCTTTTTAGGGCGCGCAATGCTCACTAATCCGATTGGGCTTGCCATTACTGGTATCGCGCTTGCCGCCTACCTAATTTACCGCTACTGGGCACCAATCAAAGCCTTTTTCGGACAGCTGTGGGATTGGGTAAAACTTAAATTTAATGCAGCGTGGACGTGGATTAGCGGCATTTGGTCGCAAGCGGCGGCGTGGTTTAGTGGGATTTGGGATAACATCAACGCCTTTTTTCACTCGGGGATTGGCAACATTACCGCCACTATCCTTAACTGGTCACCGCTCGGCTTATTTTACAAAGTCTTTGCCGGCGTGTTGTCGTGGTTTGGTGTCGATTTACCTAATAATTTTACCGAATTTGGTAAAAACCTTATTAACGGCTTGGTGAACGGCATCAATCGGGCGTGGGATAGCGCAAAACAGACGGTGAGTGCACTCGGCGACAGCGTCAAAAATTGGTTTGCGAAAAAATTAGGTATCCACAGCCCGAGCCGTGTATTTATGGGTTACGGTGAAAACACGGTGGATGGCTTAGTCATCGGAGTAGCAAAATCAGCGATGAAAGTCGCTAATGCGGTGAGTGGTATGGGTGAAAAAATGCAGCAAGCGATGCCACAGACCTTGACTGCACCGGTGATTGACACTGCACGTACCTTGACCAGCGCGACGCCAAAACTCAAGCCAACTACCTCGGTGGCAGATACAGCGCACACATTGGTCGCTGCAACGCCTAAACTTAAGCCAACTACGCCGGTAGTGGATACTGCACAGACATTGGTTAAGATAACGCCGCAGCTTAAACCGGTGGTTACTGTGCCGACAAAGGTAACCAAAGCCACAAGACAACGTCCTCGTGGCGTGAATCGTCGTGCCGCAGATAACGCCACTGCTGCGCTGACAGCGGCTTATTTACCGGCACATTTGCGTCGTCAGTCATCACAAAAACAAAAAATAGCTAAGTCGCACACACCACACGCAAAAACAGTACAAGCAATGAAGCCAATAGTGTCACAAAAACCGGTTGTGAATCTGCCGGCACCGACAGTTTTGGCACAAAAACAAGCGACACCTGCTATCATCTCAACATCACTCTTCGCTCAGATGTGGCGTGGTATTAAAGACATTGCATCTGCGACAGTCTTGCCGAAACCACAAACAGAAAAACCAGTGGTAGCTAACTTTGCGCAAAAACAAACTACAAATACACAATACGAGTCATTGCAGCACACAATGCAAGCACAAAATGCGCATGCAGCACCGCAGCCACGCGATGGAATAGTTGTTAATTTTAATCCAACCATTAATGTCAATGGTGCGTCTGGGCAAGGCGTAATTGAACAAGTACAGCAAGGTTTACAGATGAGCTTGCGCGAGTTTGAACAGCTGATTAATCGTGTCGTAGATCAAAAAATGCGGAGGGCTTACTAATGAGTTATGCGTTATTAGGGCATATCGCCTTTGATTTGTTAAATGCACCGACAGCGTTGGATGAAAAACACAGTGCGACCTATGCCCAACACGATGTGCTAAGCGGTCGTCCACGTTTGCAAGCTATCGGTAATGAACTGACTGAACTCACATTAAATCTTAATCTGCACTATATGCTTGGCTCGGTCGATGGGCGTTATCAGGAGTTGATTTTAGCCAAGGAAAATCAACAAGCGTTGGCATTAGTGATCGGTTTTAATCAGTTTAAAGGTTATTTTGTCATTGTCGATATACAAAGCCAAGCTCTGTACAGCGATGCGCTCGGCAATACACTGGCACGTGAAGTATCAGTGACCTTACGAGAGTTTGTCGGGGAACAGGGACAAGATATTCTCGGTTTGGCGTTGCAATTCGGGGCAAATTCACCTATCGGGGCATTGTTGCCTGCTGGTGCGGTGAAAGCGATTAATCAAACTAAAACCTTAGTGACAAAAGGGGTGCAGCTCTATCAGCAGACCAAACGGGTGATTAATGATGTGCGTAATGCAACAACATTGATCAAAACATTAGCCGCTGATCCGGCAAGTGCGTTGGCACAGTTGCCGGCAGTGATTGAACGTGTTGGTGGCGCCTTAACGCCATTAGGTGAGATGTTAGGTTTGAGCGACAGTTTTAAACTGCTGACACAAGGTATAAGCGGTACCACCTATTTTATGCGCGATATAGCCGAGATTGCCGACAATTTAAACGTCTTTGAAAGTGCGTTTAAGCAAGGTTTAAACGACAGTGAATTGAGTGAATGGTTCGATGTTGGGGTAAAAGCGCTAGATAATTGTGATGCTGTGCTTGAACGGCTTGGCGAGCCGGTTACGCAAATGACGGCGTGGATTGTGTTACGTGAAGATAATAACGAGGTGCGCGATGAATAAAGTAATTCAGCACACGATTAGTGAGGGTGAGCGTTGGGATTTATTGGCTTATCGCTATTACGGCGATGTCGGCGAAATCAATCGCTTAATTAACGCTAACCCACATCTCTCATTTTGCGAGGTGTTGCCGCGCGGTGAGGTTTTGTATGTGCCAATTATTCATGTGAAAACCGATTCACAAGCTGATTTACCGCCGTGGATACAGGAGGCAGAATGAATTTAACCGTCAGTCAGCCCGACTTTCAACTTTTTTATGGCAAAAGTAACATCACAACGGATGTTAAGCCCTATTTAAAAGAACTGACTTATACTGACTACCTCGCCGACCAATCCGATGAATTACAGGTGACCTTTGAGGATATTGAGGGTAAATGGATCCGCAACTGGTTTCCGACGCAGGGCGATGAATTACGCTTATTGCTTGGCTATGTTGGCGCACCACTGGTCAATTTAGGGGCGTTTGAAATTGATGAGATTGAGTGGTCATATGACCGCCAAAGCGGTACGGTGGTAACGTTACGGGCGTTAAGCACCGGTATCAGCAAAGCTAACCGCACCTTAAAACCGAAAGCGTACGAAAATACCACCTTAGCGGCGATTGTGCGTGAGGTGGCAAGACGCTTAAAACTGAACGTGACCGGCACGGTCGCCAACATCCCGATTAAACGTGTTACCCAATATCAGGAGCGTGATGTTGAGTTTTTAACCCGATTAGCTCACGAGTATAACCATAGCTTTAAGATTGTCGGCAAAACGTTAGTATTTACCACGATGCAAAGTCTTGAACAACGTGCGCCGGTAGCGATGCTAGATTTAACGCAAACACTTTCCATCCGCTTGCGTGACCGTATAAAAGATACAGTAAAAAAGGTTGAGATTGCCGGTTTTAATACCGATGAGAAAAAAACAATAAAAGCCGAACGGCAGACTAAAAGCAAACGTCCGAACAAAAAACAAGCGAAAGCTAGCAATGAAGATACATTAAAAGTGGTAACACGAGGCGAGAGTCAAGAACAGATAAATGCACGAGCAGAAGCCGCATTGCATCAGCAAAATGATGATCAACAAGCTGGCGATATTACTGTTATCGGTAATCCGAAGCTGGTCGCCGGTAATACCATTATGCTGACACAAATGGGGATGTTTAGCGGCAAGTATTTGATTAAATCCGCACATCATAGCTTTACCCGTTCAAACGGCTATACCACTAGTCTTGAAATCCGAATGTTAGAATTTATTGAGGAGATAGCAAATGACGCAAGCACCAACCCATAATTTTGCAGCGACTTATCAAGAAGGCATTGTCTCGCAAGTGGATGCTAAACGACATAAAATTAAAGCGACAATTCCAGCACTGGAAGATTTTGAAACGGCGTGGTTGTCGTTTTTAACACCGAATGCCGGCGGTAATCAGTTTTATTGTTTGCCTGATGTGGGTGAATTGGTGGCTATTTTGCTCGATGCTCGTGGTGAAGGCGGTTGTGTACTGGGGACGATTTACAATAATCAAGACCCGGCACCGGCATCAAGTAATGATATTTGGCTTAAAAATTTTAGCAACGGCACCACCATTGAGCATAACCGTAAAACCGGCAACCTCACTATCCACACCAGCGGCAAAGTGATTGTGAATAACTGCAATATTGATGTTAACAGCGGCACTATTACCGTAAATGGCGGTGATGTCATTGCTGATGGCATTAGCCTTAAAAACCACGTTCACGTCAATGTTGCTAGTGGGCCGTCTAAGACCGGCAAGCCAGCATAAATCTTTAAAGCCCTTTAAAATCAATTTTTCTCTCCGCCCTGTATTCTCAGGGCTATGAAGACACAAATTACCCATATCCATTGGCAACTCTCGCCGGAACTTGGTGATAACATCGCCATTACCGGTGAAAACGATATCCACCAATGTATCAGCAATATTTTGGCTACCCGAAAGGGCAGCGATATTTTGCGCCCCGAGTTTGGTAGCAATCATTTTGACTACATCGACCAGCCGTTTGATGTGGCTGTGCCAAATATCGTGCGTGAAATCTGGACGGCGTTAGAACGCTGGGAAACACGGATTGTGGTGCAGAGCGTCAATGTTACCGGCGAAGCACCGCACTTTTACTTTGATATTCGCTGGTGCTTACGTGAGGACGTGGAGCGACAAATTTATAAAACCGAGGTGAACTATGGTTAGTCAAGCAAGAGAGGATGTTAAAATTATTGCGGATGATGTCAAAGTCATCTTAGCGGAAGCGATTGCAGACTACGAACAACGTACTGGCAAAACATTACAGCCAGCGCATATTGAACGCTCAATTATTCAAACCTATGCCTATCGTGAGTTGTTAATCCGCAAAGGGATTAATGAAGCCTTTTTACAGACGTTTCCTCAGTACGCCACAGGCTTAGCCCTCGATTTATGTGGTGAGCCGTTCGGTTGTTATCGCTTGCGTGATAAGGCGGCACGTTGTGTGTTGCGTTTTAGTGTTGCCGGTGAGCATCAATCTATTTTAATTCCTAAAGGCACAGTCGTAGCGGTTACTGACCAACTTAGTTTTGCCACGATTGCTGATGACGTGATTACCCCACTGATTAGTTATGTCGAAATTGAAGCGGAAGCGACAGTTACTGGCATACTTGGAAATGGTTGGGAAATCGGACGTGTTAAAACCTTAAAAAGCAAACTTGCCACCGACAAAGAGGTTACCGTTACCAATATTGACATCACCTCAGGTGGCATTGAAGAGGAAGATGATGATGCTTATCGCTTGCGGATTTTAGCCGCACCAGAAGCCTTTAACACTTGTGGTTCGGTGGCAGCGTATGAGTATTACACGCGCTCCGTCTCACAAGCGATAGTTGATGTTGCTGTGATTACTCCAGCAGGCGGAAAAGTCGATATTTACCCACTTACCGTCACCGGTGTACCGGATGAACGCCTGAAAAATGAGATTAAGCAATACCTCTCCGCCGAGACACGTCGCCCATTGTGCGACGTGGTTAGCGTTAAATCGCCCGTAGTGCGCGAATATCAAATCATTGCCGAACTGACATTATTGCAAGGCTATCGCGAGGACATCGTCAAAACGCAAGCGAGAGATGCGTTGCTGAATTACCTCTCTACTCGTACAAGAAAGTTGGGGATGGACGTCGTACCAAGTGCGTTAATGCAAGTGTTACGTGTTGAGGGGGTTTATGACGTTGTGATTAATCAGCCGGCGAAAATGGTGGTCAGTGCCACAGAATGGGCGAACTGCACGTCAGCCACAATTAATGTAAATGGGGTGCGTCAGGATGGCTAATTTACAGTACCCGGTCATTATTGCCGCAAGTGATAAATTTGTCGCGTTATGCGAGCTCGGCAAGCGCCTTAATCTTACGCAAAAACGTCAAATTATGACGACATTAGTCGAGTTGTTACCGGATGAAGTGATGCCACTGCTCGCCGAAAAATGGAGCATGACCGGCTATGACGGAATGTTTGTCGCTGAAACGGATCAATCTAAGTCTGCATTAATCAACAATGCCGTGCAATTGCATCGCTATAAAGGCACGCCATACAGCATTCGAGAAGTAATGCGCAAACTTGGTTATGGCGAGATTGAAATTGATGAAGGGCTTATCTTACGTGATTACAGCTCAAATCAATCTGTTGCTGCGATTCCGGCTGCAGAAAAGTGGGCGTATTACGGCATTAAGCTCTCAAAACCAATCACGCGTGATCAAGCAGAAGAAATTAAAAAGGTCTTGCGCGGCTATGCGCCGGCGCGCTGCGTGCTCGGCATCTTAGATTATAAATCTGCGCCGTTACTTTATAACAACAGGGCTACTTATAACGGCGCTTATAACCACGGCTCAATTTAAAAATAAAAAAAAGGAGACAAACATGGCAGGATTGAGAGAAGAAAATAAGTGGGAAAATGAGATTTATCGTATCGAAGAAAGCGACCCCGTTGTCGGCGGTGAAGACGGTATCTCAAATAAACCGCAAAAGCAGCTGGCAAATCGCACGCAATGGCTGAAAGCGAAAATCAATGAGCTATTTGGGAAAAATACACCAAAAAAAATTACGAAAGACACAACTAATCTCGTAGTAAACGACGGACACACGCATGAAATCGAGCAAGGTAGTTTAACGACAAGTGGTATTGTGCAATTAACAGATAGCGTTAATCAAGACTCATCTGTCTTTGCTGCAACTGCAAAAGCGGTCAAGACTGCGTTTGACAAAGCGGTGGCGGCGTATAATTTAGCAGCCGGTAAAGCCAACTCAACCACCAATATATCTGCGGGAAATGGTTTAACCGGCGGCGGTCAGATTAATGCGAATAGAACTATCGCGATGGGTACACCGTCAAGCATTACCGCGTCAACCACAAACAGCGTCACTTCAACCAGCCATACACACGCTATTGAAAAAGGTAGCTTAACGACCAGTGGCATTGTGCAATTAACAGATAGCGTTAATCAAGACTCATCTGTCTTTGCTGCAACTGCAAAAGCGGTCAAGACTGCGTTTGACAAAGCGGTGGCGG